CAAACAATGTTCCTTTTGTAAAAAAATCTTTAACCGCACCCATAGTTATCTCCTAATTTATGTTAATCATACCACCATAGTATTTCTTTGTAAATGTACTCACGTTTGTTGGTTTACCACCAACTCCTTGTGCTTTTGATCGTTTTCTTTTAACAGCACTTTTTCTTTGTCCTTCACTCATTCTTCTAGCTTTTGCAAGTGGTACACACTTTGGATATTTTCTTTTCGCATCTGCTTTTTGTTTGCTTCTACCACACTTTGCAAAAGTTCCATCTTTCTTTTTACTTCCGATGTCTACCCATTTTTCTTTAAACCACTTATCTAAACTCATTAGTCAAGCATACCTTTATAATAAGCTTGTGTTGATGGATTAGTAAAACTTTCATCTCCATCAATATCTTGTTTAATATAAGAACCTGAAGCTGAAGGTGTCATACCACCTGCACTTAAACCAGTTGTTTCTACTGAATCTAAACCACTTGTAGCTTTATCTTGTGGCATGTTACCAGCCATCAGACTTTGCATTTCTCCCTCTCTAGCTTGTGCTCTTGCTTTCTTTTTACCTTCTTTTTTCATATGGTTCATAAGCATCATTAAACCTAATCCTGCTTTTTGTACTTTCATAACGCCTCCTTTATTGGCTTTTCTAACTCTTTTAGCAGCACTTGCTACTTTAGAGCTAGATGGTTTTTTTCCTTTAAAATCTTTTCGTTTTACACCACTTGGGTCTTTAATTTTTCCCGCACATACCTTTGATGCGTAAGCATTAGCATAGGCACTTGGGTAAACCTTAAATTTTCTTTTTGCTGCTGCTTTACCTCTTGGGCATAATTTAGTCATAGTAACTCCTTATATTATTATAAACTTTTGTTTGTATTGTGTCTACTTACCTATTTCTTATATTCTTTTTTGCAAGTCTACCTTTATTACCTTGAACAACTCTTATTCTTTTGCCTTTACTGTATAAACCAACTTTTTTTTTCATAGGCCCTTTAGTAATCTGTTGTCTCATACTTCCTCTGTTCATCGCCATTTGTTTTTTATCCATCTATATGCAGCGTAAGTTGCCAATCCTAATACGATATAACAAATACCATCAAACCATGATATGTTATGAACTGTTTCAACTAACTCTGGTGTTATATTATCCATTATCTTAATCTATACCTTGTTTTACCTTCTTCGTTTTTATAAGCTTCTTTATATTCATGTCTATTATTATCAGAGTTAAACGACACATGAACCCAACCTGAGTGAGGGTCTTCATCTGGATTATGAAACTCTAATATTAATTGATCATAATTTAAATTTTTATTTATCCAATCACTAAGTTCTAAATTACTTACCTCTAGCACTTCAATGTCTGCTGCTTGACCAAATACATGTTGTGATGTAGAACTACCACCGATTTTTGTGTTTAATTCTTTACATCTAAAACCAGAGCTAATAATCATGGGTTTTTGAAAGTTCGTTCTTACTGGCTGTAAGACACCTAAACACAGAGATTGTAAATTACCAATTACTTCTTCACTTGGTGTATTATCTATATTGTGTCTTGTAGCCGTTTGTGATTTTGTAAACTCATGTAAGCTAAAATTATCAGATAGTTTCATCTAACACTTCCATCTACGTCTTGCTTGTCTTAATCTTGAATTAGGGTTTTTAGCTGCTTTAGGAAATTTCTTCATTTGACCTAAACTTCTAGCGCAAAATGATTTACGTCTTTTTGCATCTTTACTACCTTTTTTTACTTTACCAGTAACAGCAGTTTTTAATTTAGAACCAGGGTTTTTCTTTCTATAAGCCATAACACCAGCTTGTGTCATTCCAGCACCAGACTTTGTAGAACGAAAATTCTTTTTGTTTCGGGGAGGCATGCCTCCCCTTTTTAACATTATAAGTTCTTCTGTATAACTATCCATTATCAGTGTCAGCAGTAATCGGTGTTACAAAAACAGTAACAGAGGTTACGTTGCTGATAGTCAAGTGCATATCAGTTTTAAAAACTATACCATCTAAAGGCATATCAACTTGATATTGATCAGCTGCACTTCCAGCAGGTGTCGCAATAACAAGTTTTTGTGTACCACTTCCCCCACCATCTTTAAAAGTTAAACTTCCAGCTGAAGCATGACCTACATAATAAATAGACAGCAAACGTGTTCGACCAGACTGTATAGTACCAGTGCTAGTTACAGTTTTTGCTCCTATATCTGAGTTCATTATATACCTCTATTATGCAAAGTTAGTGTTTTGTTGATACAAAATAGTAAGTCTAACTTCACCAGCAGTAGTAGCTGCTGAGTTAGTCACGTTTAATCTTTGATCAGACGTTCCAATATCTTCCCAAGCTAAAGCTCCTCCTGCTTTAGTTGTTGGGTATTTTCTACCAGCAGTAGTACCAATTGATTCTGCGTTAACAAGAGCAGTAGCTGCTCCTCCAACAAAACCAATACTAATGTCAGTTGCATCTGAAGATGCTGTGATTACGTCAAAAATACAATCAATGATTTGTGAGTTTGCTGGAATGATTACATCTGTTGCTGTTGCAGCAAGTGCTCCTCCAGATAAGTCAACTGCAAAGCTTTGTGCCATTACAACTTGACCTGTATTTTTCATATTTGATCCAACAGTAGTTCCAGTTGTTTCTTTAATAGTACCTGCTTTGATAGGACCTGAAAAAGTTGTTGTTCCCATAATTTTCTCCTAGTTGTAGATATAGTTTTCTAGGTTATCTGCCAAGCCAGTCTATACCCATTGTTAATCTTGGTAATTATAGTATACATAAAAAAAGGGGCTCATGTAAGCCCCCTTTTTTCGTTTATTATAAGAGATTTTTAAGCTGCACCAGGTGAGCCAAAAATACCTCTTGGATCAGAGAATCCAAATGAATATCTCTCTCTTGCTTTAAATCTTACATTTCCTGTATCAAAGTCACCTTCAATAGCAGTTTTGATTGGGCTTCTTACGAATTGTTTTAATCCGTTAGGAGCATCAGTCATAATGAAGAAAGCATCAGTATCTGTTAAAAAATGATTAATTCTATAACCTTGAGGAATCATTCCCATAGAAGCCATAGCATTAATATCATTATCAGCTGTACCAACTCTTTGTGGAGATTTTAAAATTCTCTCAGCAGTAAATTGTAATTCTTTTGGAATTATCAACTTAACACCTTGTGTAGAAATTTTTAAACCTCTTTCATCAACAAAAGCAGCAATGTCAATTAATGACTGCTCTAATGATGTTTCTGATAAATCAGCTGCTGTGGTTAATGTATTTTGAAATGTGCCACCACTTAATATTGGATGACTTGCATTACATAAAGATACACCATCACCACCTGTGAAAGATGCGCTGAATGCGTTGTTAAGAACATTTGCAGCTTTAACTTGTTTAGTATTTGCCATACTTCTAGCCAAAGCTCTTGTGTATCTACCAGCTAATCTGTCATACAAATTATCTTCGATTGCTTCTTCGGTAATAGCGAAAGCCATAGCGATGGTTTCGTGTGTATACCTTGCAGTGAAAGATTCGTTTGCATCATCAAATTGAACTGCTCCACCTTCTGCTTTGACAGGAGCTGAGCCAAAACCACTTAACATTACTTCTTCTTCAAAAGCTCTGTCTGATGATTCTGCTGCAAATACTTCTGCATGTTCATTTTCATACCTGTTATATTCCAAACCGAATAATGCGTTCAAGCCTGGTTCTAACTCTTTTACTAATTGTGCTCTAGATATTGCCATGCTTTATACTCCTAATGTTGAAACTGTACCTTGGACTATAGAGCCGTTAGGTGCATTAAAGTGATTATTAATACGTACGATCAACGGAATACCTGCTGCTGTAAAATCAGAATTTTCAGGGTCTTCTTGAATTCCAACAATACGTAGAGGAAAAGTAGCTGTAACAGCGGCTGTACTTAAATCTGCGACAGCAGTAGAAATACCAGTAGTGTTATTACCACTATTTCCATTTGCCAATTGCACGTTTAAGAATACTGCTGCTCTTATTTCAGCTTCGGTATCAAAACTACCTCCACCAGCATCAGCTGCTATAACAAATAATTGCATTGGATCGTCATATACGAAAGCCTTTACTGGGTGATTACTATCAGCTCCAGATCCAGGCCAGTTGTTTGAGAAAATTCTCTCTCCTGTGGTACTAGAAACATACTCGCAACCATAGAAAACACCTAAAATAGAAACTGTTCCACCAGCTGCTGCTTGTAAATCATCGATTGTTCCAGCCGCAGTAGGTATTACAGGCATCCCTTGGTAAATTCTATTGGAGTTGTCATAAGCTATTCTGTATTCTGTTGTACCAGTAGTGTTGTAACTTGAACCTAATCTTGATAAAGGTCTCAAGCCAAACGATACGTTAGTATTAGCCATATTTTATTTCCTTATAAAATAATTAACAAAAAAACTCTCACTTTTTGCGAGAGCCACCAAAACTTACCCTTGACTGTCTGTCAATATTGACAGGCATCTCGGGACGTTGCTCCCTTAGAATATCGTTATCAACGGATTTTACTTGATCAGAAGTAATATTATCAAAATATTTTTTGCGTTGCTCGACTATTTCTTCAGGTATCCTTGCCAACACAAGGCCACCAACCCCGATTAACCCCTGATATTGTCCTTCTCGAACCACTGGATAATCATGATCGCCAAGTTGGTTTTTTACTTCTTCTGCTCTTACGAACACCCAACCTTCTCTAAGTTTTTTAGATACATTACCTGTATCCATAAAACCTAAGCTTTCAGTTCTTATCCAACGATGCTTGAATCCTTTTGGTGCAGGAGGTGCATCTAGACTTGATGGTGGAGTCCAAGGTTTATTTCTTGTTTCTACAGTTTCCCTTGAACTGCGTGAAGTTCTATCTATTTTTTCAGTCATAATTATCCTTTCACGTGTTTAGCGTATTCTTCTAATGGCACTCCGAGTTTTCTAGCTATTGCTACTTGTGACCGAGTGAGTGTCACTTTTCTGCGCCCTTGCTGTTTACGCCCCGCTGAGGCAACAGTTTGGACTGGTCGTTCTTCAACAAACTTATTAGGAAAATTATCCCTCATTTGTTTATCAACTTCAGTATAGTAGTCATCAGACTCTGGGTCAAACCCCTTTTGAACTAAATCTGTATGAATAGTATAAGCTGCATTTGTCATAACCTTGTCTTGACCAAACCAAGTATTGTTATCTGCCCAGTCTCTAGCTTTAGGACTTGGCTCTTGTTGTGGTATAGGTTCTTGTTGAACAGGTTGTTGTTTTGCTATCTCTTCTGCTTCTGCTTTTTGTTGTTCTAACTGCTCTTTTCTCATTTTAGCCTTTTCTTTTTCAACAGCTAATGCAGTAAGTTCTTGATTTGCAGTCATCATAGAATCATAGTCTTGTGATTCCATAGCAGTTTTTAATTTTTGTTTTACTTGCTCAGTTTGAGCATCTACTCTTGTTTCATACTCTTTTACAAAAGATTCATCTACTACACTTTTATCTTTTTCAGATTTATTATATTTTCCTTGTAAGCCTTTTGCATAATCAAGAGCTGCTTTTTCTCTTCTTTCAGCTTCTCTCATTTTTCTAGTAAGCTGGTTAATTCTTTTTTGAACCCCATCAGATACTTGCTCTAAATCATCTTCTTTTGCTAAAGGAAGTTCTTTTTGAACTTGAGCTTTTTCATCTTTTTTAATTGGGTCTGTGTAACCTAAATCAACTGATTCAAGTTCTGGTTTTTCTTTTTCAATAGAACTTTCTTGTTCTATTTGTATATCTTTTTCTTCAATGCCGTCTGTGTCTAATTCTACATGTTGTTGTTCTTGTGCCATAACTACTCCTTAAAATAGTGCGAGGATGTCCTCGGGTTTCTTAATTGTTGCAATAATCTCATCATCGTTTAGTATTCTGTGTTCGCCAAATTTAGTTTTAAATCTAGCTCCTGCATATCTACCATATATAACAAACTGTCCTTCTTTACACCAAGGTCCTTCTGGAAACTTAGTTTTATCCTTATAACAAAGTTCTCCCATTTTTACTACAAGACCTACAACAGTTGTCATTTCCATTGTTTCTGTTGTTTTGTCTGATAACAAAATACCTCCTTCTGTTTTCTTTTCAGGAACAAAAGGTTTTAATAACATTCTATAACCAACTGGATCAGGAAGCGTATTTAGGTAAGCTTCTCTTTGTTCTTTCGTTAATGGAATATTAGTTTTTTGTTTAGGTTTAGATGGTAGTATTAGTTTTGGTTTCTTCTGTAGTTCTATACTCATATTTTTTCTTCCTTTTTTAGCAGGTCATTTATGTCCTGAAGCAACGACTCTAATGCGTTGATCTTACCTCTAGCATATTGCAAGTTTTCTATTGTGTCTACACCATAAATGAGATCTTCTTTATATTTTTCAATAGAATCTTTAATTTTTGCTCTTAAAACTTGTATAGTATCTATATCGTACATTATTTTTTAGGTGCTTTTGTATCCACTTTTTTAATTTTGTCCAAGGATCTGAGGCTCCCGATTCCTAGCATGCCGAGCAAAAGCGGCATCATGACCGACATGTCAGCTTGTGGAACAGTAATACCAAATCCTGCACAAATCGGAGCTACCATAAAATTTATACCAAGAGATAACGCACAAATCCATCCACACAATGGCCTCCACGATGATTGAAACCAATTACCTTTTGCCTCTTCGGTGTTTAATTTTATTTGAGCCAGAGCTAATTCTTGACCATGTTTTTCTGCCATAGTAGATATTTCATGAGCAAGTTGTGCTTGTTTATCTTTGTCTCTAACAAATTTTCCAATTAATTTAGTTGCTGGTCCTATTAGTGCAGTAAGTGCCATTATTTAACTCCTATAAATTTTTTACCTTTTACTTGTATATTACTTATACCTTTAATATCACTTTTAACTCCGTTTTCTCTATGAGGACATCCTGGTGCATTCATCATACTACCAAGACTTATCATAACTATATTTAATCCTTGAGGATTAGGTCCCTTCTTTGGTGGGGGTCCTTGTCTTTTTCCCTTCATTGTTTTTCTCCATATCGTTTCTAATTTTCATTTCTTGTAAGTCAAGTTTTTCTTCAGCAATTCTTATTCTTTCTCCAGATGCTTCTTCTGCATCTTCTCTTCGCATCCTATCTAAATCTAATCTTTCTGCAAACTCACCAGATTTTCTTTCCATATCCATCATGTTCTCTTGACCTCTTCTTTGCATATCCATAGCCCTTAAATCAAGTTCTCTGTTTTTCAATGCTATTAATGGATCTTGTTTTCCACCCTCTGCTTCTGCAAACATAGCTGTAAGATGAGCAATTTGTTCTGCAATCATACTTTCTGTTTCTGCTAAATATGATTGTGGGTCAACTTGCTCTAATTGTACTAAATCAGGTCTATTTTGTTTTACTTCTAAGAAAACTTGTGCTCTTGATTTCATAGAAATATGTTCTTGTACATGTGCTGTTAATAATGCGTGTACCATAGGATTTACTTGTACCATTCTTGTTTTCATAAAAGCAACATGTGATGCAATATGAGCATCATGGTTTTGAAAAGGAAAAGCAGTAGGTACTTTCATTCGTAAAGCATTAGAATTTTCAGCACCAGGGTCAGTTGGTGTTGGTTTATCCTCTGGCTTTAGTATTTTATCTATATCTTTTGTTCCCATAGCTTCATAAACACGTTTATATGCTTCTCGAAGATTGTGAAGTTGTGGATTTGACTGTGCAACCTGTAATTGTTGACTCGCAAGTGTAATTCTTTGTGATAAACTGAAAATATTTGGGTCTGCGACTGGAATTACGTCAACTTCGGGACCAAAATCCATCATTTTTATCATTTTGTCCCCACCAGGAACAGCATAAGGGTAACTTGGGGGTAAATAAGTGCCAAAAACAGTAGCTAAAAGCCTAAATTCAATACGCATTGCATAATAACAACGCTTATGTATAGCACTCATGACCCTTGAACCACGTTCAAGAAGAGCTAACGTAGTTCCAACTGCTCTATTTTGCTTGTCTTCTCCCGTTTGCATGTCCATTACACCAGCAAATTTTTGTCCAGCTTGTACAACAAACCCTAAAAGTTGCATTAATGTGTTACTTGGTTCTTTAAATGGTAACATCATAAATTGATCTTTAATATTACCTCCAGGAGCATCAACATCTCTAAATTCTCCAGGTTGAAAAGCTTGGTCATCATCTCGTACTCGTATACCTCTTGATTTAAAACCAGCAGGTAAGTTTGAAAGTGTACCTGCATCTAATAATTGTCTAAGTGCAGCAGTTGCAGTTCTTGATAAACCACCAATCATATGAATTAAACCAAAACCATAGAAACCTAAACCTGGTAAAAACTTATAATGCACAAAATATTCTTTTCTATTCATTAATGGATCGTCAGGACTATAGTTTCTATATATGGAAAGTATTTCTTGAGAGCCTTCATCAATAGTCACAATGTATGGTATCTTAATATTTTTTTCTTCAGAGTTAGGAGTCATGTATTCTTCAATATCTAAATGCACGTGCATTTCTAAAATATTAAATTGGTAATCACTATCTCCAGTTTGGTCTACACCTTCCATTTGATTATATTTGTCTTGTATTTCATTGTCATCTTGTTGGGATGGTAAAATATCTACATCACGATAAAATCCAGAAACTTGTTTTTTTAAAATTTCGTTTTCAGACATTTTTAAAACATGTGTAATTCTTTCAGATTCTTTTATGTCTGTTGCATAATAAGGAACAACTAAATCTTCAGCAGGTACAAACTTTGATACTGCTCTAGCCATAACCTCATCATAATATATTTTTTTAAATGCTGAACCTGCAAGAGGTAGATAAAATAATAATTGGTCAAAGTCTGTTGTGTACTCTTCCATTTTATCTGTAAGCATATAGTTCATAAAATCTTTTACTCTAAGTGCTTGTTCTGATTTTTCAGAAGTTTGATCTCCAATAACTTGTGTGTTAACAGGACCTTGAGCTGGTAGTAATTCTTTGTAAGCTTGTGCTTGAAATTGTGTTACAGATTCTGCAAGTAATGGATGTGTTACAGAAGATGCACCAGTAAAAGGTCTAGCTTCTTCATTTACTTTAAAACCTAATAAATCTAAACCAGAAGTATAAGCTTTTTCCCAATCACCTCTTGATTGTTTATCTCTTCTATAGTCTGTTATTAATTCACTACCAAGTCTAGATAAAACAGTATCATCCATTTCTTCAGCAATGTTTGCATAAAACATTTGTGCAGCAGCAGCTTCCTCTTCTGCCATTTGCGCTTGAGCTTTTTGCTCGTCTACTGGCTCTTCTATCTCGACATCAACTTCTTCGACACCACTTTCTACTTGGTCGTCTTCAAACTTTTCTAGTTTTTCTACATCCATATTATCTCCACTTAAATAAGTCTACCACTAATCCACCTTTTTTGTAAGTGGTCATCGGTATATTCTTAAACTCAGGTCTTACTTGAATTGAAAATGCTTCATAGTATAAATCAGAATTCCCTTTTTGAACTTCAATCACATCATCTTTACTTACATTATAAGGTATTTCATCTCTTGTCTTAAAGGCTGCAATATGTTCTCTAGCTTTGTATACTTCTCCAGTATCAGGATTTAAATAATCTTTTGGTCGCCCTAATATCTTAAAAGGTTTATCTGGGTCTGATTTAGCTAATCTAATAGTGCCTACTTTTAAGTCATATCTTTTTCCTAATGTTTTCATTGCATCAGGTAGAGCTGCTGGACCATCTTTTACTTCGGAGTAAGGTATCATTGCTTTACCAGACCCTGGTGCTTTTGGAATTTTAGTTACTACTTTAGGATTCATATCTCTTTTTTTACTAGAGTTTTTACTACTTAGTTTTACTTTAGCACTACCCCCACCTCTATAGTTACCATACCATTCTAATTGTTTAACAACTTTACCATCTCCTCTTTTAAAACCAACTAACTCAAAAGGTTCTATAGCTACATAATCTGTTCCTTCTCTTGCAGCTTTTCTAAGTAAATATCTTATACTTAAACCTGCCCATTCTTTATCTTTGTTAAAAGGCACATAAGGTAGCTCATCGCCAGAAGGCATTCTTGGCGGAGCTTGTTTAGGAGCTTTACTTTTTATGAAATCTATTTCGTCTGCAATTTTATTAAAATTAGTTTGATCAGCTTTGGTCATATATCTACCTTTAGCTGCAATACTCATTAACTCATCACTTTTATCTTTTAAGGTATCTCTGTTTAATAAATTATTTAAATCTTGTCTATTAAAAGGGTTTTGTCTTAATTCAGACGCTTTTTGATAAAAACTTTTAGCTGCTTCTTTTATAGGTTGAGAGGCAAGTCTTTCTTCATTTGACATGTTTCGATAGTTTTCACTTAATTTTCTTCCTTCGTCAGTATTCATATCTCTCAAAGTTTTTTGAATAAAATTATCTCTAATTCTTACTAAGTTATTTGCTTGTGTTTGTAATTCATCAGATTGTATTTCTGAAGCTACAGTAGCTTTTTTACCACCTGGTCCTTCTACTTTTCTAGTGCCGCCTCTTATGTGAAAAAATTGTCCTAATATATTTTTTCCAGCAGGGTCTGTGCTATAATGAGAACGATTATATAAACTTTGCATTTGTGTTGGCAACTTTTCAATCATGTCGTTGTCCATATATAGAATATCTTCAAAGTAATCTTCACTACCCATGTAACGATAATTTCTATCATGAGCCTCAGAATATTTAGCAACAGGATCAACATTCTGCCCTACTTTGTTTCTGTTAAAATTATTTTTTACAGTGTCACGATTAAAAAATAATTCATCAAAAGTTTTACCTTTAACATTTACATTATCTATTACTCTAGAACTAACTCCTATTGATCTTGCATAATCTAATGTTCTAGGTAAGACATCAAAACGCTGCATATTACTTATAGTACCTGTTTGTATGCCATATTCAAATAGTCCTGTATAATTATTTAAACTTACTTTTTTTTCTAATACTTGGTTTGCAAGTTGTAAATTATTTGTGACTTCATCGCTTGGAGGCAATTTTTGTAATTCTAGGATTTTTTTCTGTAACTGTTCTTTATTTAAACCTCTTGTAAATTCATTAGCGTCAGTTATTTCTTTATCTAATATTCTTAAATCATTTAAATAAGAATCAGCTTGTTTTTTAAAATTTGTAGTTCCATATTTTATAACTTTTATATTATTAGATGGTGAACCTCTTATAAAACTTAATATGGTAGGTATACTTAATTTTGCTTTTTTACCATCAGGGTCCTGTACTAAATCAAACAATACCCCTCCTTTTAAATTACCCCTTGTGTCATAAGTTGCGATTGCAGCATCTTCTACTTCTTGTAAGGGTACTGCTCTTTTTCTCATAGCACCTGTACCAGGTTCTATATATTCTAAATCCATTTTACTTCTAAATATAGAAGACCACTCTCCAGGTGTTTTTGCTTTTTTATTAGGAAGTTTTGCAACATAATCATACAAGGCAGGACCTACTCCATACAATTCATTTTTATCAGCAGTTCCACCCATCGTTAGTGGTTGTTCGTTTACAGCTTGTTCAATCCTACCAAGTTCATCATCTGCTTCTTTAACAAATTTTTTTGATTGCTCTAATGTAACTAAAGCTCTTTGGTTTATATCAGGGTCAGGTACAACATCTTTTTTTATAACTTCATCTACTTTTGTAGCTTCATCTAAAGTTAAATCTCTTGGTTTTGTATCTTTTAAAAATTGTCTGGCTTCCTTGACCGCCTTCTTACGATTCAATAATAAACCGATTCCACCAGCAAGTGCAGTTCCTACACCAGCTACTGTACCAAAACCGATACCCGAACTTTCCTCTTCTGCCATTAGTTATCCTGTTTTTGGTGGTCTGCCTCTTCCCTTTTTTTTCTTAGGAAGACACTCACACAATTTTCCAAATAATCTTTTTTTAATTTTACTAAATATGTCTTTAATTTTTTGTATCATATTATCCTCAATAATAATTATATTCTTTAGGAATTCTATCCTCATTGTCTATGTAGTCAGAATATAATTCAACAAAATTGCCTTTTCTATATCTTAACATTGCTTGGGACATACTGTCTACATAGTCATCGTTGGCACCATTTGGAAATGCTGCACATTCGTCAATCACGTCTTCGGCAAATTTTTCTCCATAAGGATACCATACCTGACCACTCTCGAAAATAGGAGCTACCACATTTACTCTGGTATGTTTATCATTACCCTTAGTCGGTACAAATGGTACAACAGGTATACCCATTCTTCTAAATTCTTGCGTTAAAGGTTCGCCACTTGCTTTTTGTTCTATCACTATCGTTTCAGGTTCCCAATATTTATACGTATCTAATGCAACAGCTTTGAGTTCAGGAAAATCATATTTACCTCTAAGTGCATCAAGTAAAATTATATTGGGTGTTACTTCATCAGGATAAAAAATACCCCAAGTCGTAATAGCAGAATAGTCAGCAGTTTCTTTTTTACTAAATGCTGTATCATAACTTTGTATAATATGCACCAAATTAGGTATGTCTTCTTTCTCCCAAGGTTGCCACCACTCTCGTTTTATTATAGCTCCTTCATCAGAAGTTGGTTCTTGCATGTACTGGGCTGACCAATTCCTAATTGGTACAGAAGCTTTTAACTTTTCTAATTCTTCTAGGGTCCAATATTCAGGCCATACTGGGTTCCCTGATTCGAGGATCGCTGGAAAAGAAATTTGTTTCCATGTATCTGCTTTAGGTTCCGTTTGAGCCTTTAACAATCTGCCAGTCAAATCATCTTCTGCCCATCTTGTCATTACTAATAATATTGAGCCTCCAGGTTGTAATCTTTGTCGTGGTCCTGAAGTGTACCATTCATATGCACGTTCCATAGCCATATCAGACATAGAATCTTGTTCCGTGTGTGGATCATCAATAATCAGTAAATCAGCTCCACGACCCGTGATTGATGCTCCAACACCAGCTGCATAATATTCTCCACCTTTGTTTGTTTCCCATCTACCTTTTGCTTTTGAGTCTTCTCTTAATTTAACATCTCCGAAAATTTGTTTGTATTCTGGTGAGTCTATGATATTACGCACTTTACTCCCGAACCTTACGGCCAGTTCAGTATTATGAGACACTTGCATAATTTTCATTTTTGGATACTTACCAATAATCCAGGCAGGAAAATATACGGAAGCAAATTCAGATTTAGTATGTCTAGGGGGCATGTTTATGATGAGCCTTCCTTTTTTCTCAGAAGCTATTTTTGTAAACTCATTTGAGATAAGTTGATGGTGTCCTATGTTTTTCTTGTTTGTAGTTTTACGATATATAAACTCTGGCCATATCTCTTTAACAAAATACAAAAAGTTATCCTGACAAAACTTTACATGCTGAATCCACTTCTTTTCTACTTCGAGCCTTAGTTTTTCTGTAGGTAAGTTTTTTGAGTTCATAATTACTTATACACCATCCGTATCGTTTGTCCAATGTTTGCATATATTCGACTTGACCTAAACACTCCGTTATATTTTAAACCTAGACTAATGACGGCAAACAAAAATTAAAACAAAAGAAATAATAAAAGTAAAAAGAGCCTTCTAAAAACGGCAAAAAAAAACGGCAATCGAATTGATTGCCGTTAATACTAGATATTTATTTATTGTTAAAAGTTACTAATAAAATGATAGATACAAAAACCTAACCAAAAAATAGTCCAAGAAACACTAAAGGTTATAAATGCTTTTATAAACATATTATCATAAAACCTAGTTATAAAAAAATCGTACAGTTTATTTTTCATTAGTTAATACCTTTCATCATTTTAAGTCTTAATTCTTTTCTAATATTGCACCAATAATCAACA